TGACCCAATCAACCAAGCTGTTGCTATGGCTAGGGGAGAGGATTATAAAGTAGTTGATAAGAAAGAGGGTAATAAAGTTGTCAATGATTCCCTTAGATACATGGATCAGATCTTTGAGGTATTAGCTGATGCTTCTGTTGATCCAGATAAGATGAAGAGTCGTGTCGGTATGGCTACGACAGAGAAGGAACAAGCTCTTACAAGAGAACCTGGTCAAGTCCCTATTGGCAGACTTTCTGGTTACAGGGAAGTGCTGCCTTCAACCACTATTCAAAAACTGTATAATGATGTTGGTAAACCTCAGTGGCAAACTGAGATAAGGAGTAAGTCTCCCGAAGCAGTTAATGTTTTTAATAGGTATGTCCGTCCACGTTTGGAAATCTATGCAGATTCTGTAGTCGATAGTGGTCAGTGGGACAGTCTATCCTTAAGGGAGAAACGTAACACTCTTACAGACATATTGTCCATAGCTAAGAAGGATTCTTTAGAAGCCTTAGATAGGTCTATTGATCCAGAAGAAAAAAAGACCAAGCTTATCTTTAACGTAAAGAATAAAGGTAAGAAAGCAGACCTACGAAGAGCCTTAGATTATTTTAAAATAAATGAAAAAGATATGTGGACACTAGATGTAAATCAACTAATGTTACTAGAAGACCTAGTAGAAAACTTCGCTGATAACGAAGAGAAATTAAAAAAAGATCTTGGATTAGAATAAACTTAAGGGGGCCACTTAGAGCCCCCTTTTGTTATTCATCATCATCCTCTAACATGAAGTCAGCCCAATCATATGACTCACGCTTTATATCTCCTTTGTGAACATGCCCTGGAGATCTTGATAACAACGCAGCCATCGCTTGACCAGCTAAGTACCTACGAGAAGTAAGTGCTTTGTTTTTAAGCGGTGGCTTTATCTTTTTCTGCCTGTAACTTTTGGCCTCTTCTTCAAGACTCTTTTTGTTTTTGTTCATTAAGCTTAACCCTTTCAAGGTTACGGAAGTAGGCTTTGTTAAAGCCCATCTCCCACTCCCTGCCCTGCTTGGTATTTGGTCTATGAGGATTGCCTAAGTTGCCTTCCCTAAAGTCCTTTATACCCTCTTCGTATGGCCTCATTTGTGTTTTTCCTCCATTGCCTCTAACATTTTGTTTAGATACCATTCTGCTTTCTCCATATCCTGAACAGGGTTACCCTTGTACATGTACCTGTGTTGATACTTGATCATATTACCGTGGCAGTAACCAATGAACTGATCAAGGGTTAGCACCTGTTTGATATAATCAATGCACTCTATACCACCACTTAACTTGTAATGTGCTGGGCTGTTTACTGGGTCGTATTTCATTTAAACCTCTTTTGGAACTTCAAAACAATAGTATTTTACATTAGAGTTGGGTGAAGGTCTAGTGTCCATAAGTCTTTTTTTAAGTGGAGCTGCAAACTCATGGCAAGCAACTTGACTTGGAAAGAACGTATGATGACCTTGGATCTTATACCTATCTTCAAAGAACATTATGAGCACTAGAACATACATTAGAACAATCCTGAAATTGTTTCTAATGCCACTGGAATAACAAGGTCTGCTACAATCACAGCACCTGCTAAGAACGTCATTACTTCAAACATATCTATCTCCTTATGTTATGTCTACCATCTCACAGACATCACCTGTACAGGCCATTGTCTGCATTGAGACTGTGTTATCTTCCTTCTCGTAGTTAGCCAGCTCACTCCAAGCAATAGCAGATGGCATAGCAGAAAGCAAGTCTTTATATTGATCCTTATCTACTTCTTGATAAGGTGCTTGTTGATAAGTGTGCTCGTTGTAAGGCAAGAAGGATACGCCCGACATCTCGTCAAAGTATTTGTACACAAAGGCACCTACTTCAAACCACTCATCCTTACGTACATTGATTGTTACTGAGGGTTTATGCTCACACCAATGTCGTTGATACATCAGCCAAGTCTCAAGTTGTTCAATGGCTGTCATATCTTCAGTAACCACTGCCTTAGTCGGAGACTTCACAGGGAAACTAAATACTGTTGTTTGATCTGGCTTCATGACACAAGGCTCATTAGGAATACCTTGATCAGACATGAACTGTGTTAGGGGATCTTTATTATCACCACGCACAGTACGGATATAATAGGGACTATGGCGAGCATGTATGCCACTGGCACTATCCACCAATTGCGATACCGTGCCCGAAGGCTTGACGCATGTAATTGCAGCAGCAACAGGTATACCAAGACGGTCAGCCCATTCAGCATTAGTAGAAACACAAACCCCACGAAGATGTTCAAGAGTCTTCTCCAAGCCTTTATTCTTAATAGTCATTAAAGAGTTGTCCATTATCCCTGTAAGTGACACACCCAGCAGACGCTCTTCTTCTGTGTTCTTGTTCCACACCTTACGCAAGTATGGAAACTTGGTGTAGGTGGATTGTATGGTTCCCAGAATCGTAGCCAGTCTAACTTTACGCTCAAGATCTTCCATGCTGTCTGTCGCACGTACCACAACTTCAGTGAGATTGCAAAACTGATTCGGTCTAAGTATGATCTCACTACACGGGTTAGTCCCGAACTCATAGTTAGGATCACGCCGACCATTCTTTTCAGCTTGCTTCTTACTTGCTTGACGATTGAATACACCACGCTCTCCACTTCCTGACTCTACCAGTGCCATCCACTCACGCATGAAGGATACAGCATCTGGCTTCTCTGTATAGCTCACAGAGTTATTAGCTAAGGCACGTTGTGGGTCATTCTCCCACCATGCACCTGACTTAGCATGACGCATACGATCATCTGACAAGTTAGATAAACTAATCATGGCTGACCTACGTACACCACCTACGACAACTACCTCACCAATCTTACACATGATGTCGTGACACTCAATGCTAGATAGCTTACGTCCTTGTGCATTCTTGAAGGTAGTGATAACAAAGTTGAACAACTCAACAAGAGGTGCTGGACCTGATGCTCGACCACCAAAGGTCTTAAGCTTTGCACCTGCAGGACGTACCAAACCAATATCCCATTGAGGGATTTCACCAGCCCAGAGGAGAGCAAGAACTTGACGAAGAGCTTTAGCCCAACCTTCCTTACTGTCTTTGACAACGATAGTAGTCTCACTAACGAACAGCTCAGGGATCTCAGGCAACTTACTGACAAACTGCCGCTCGACACTGAAGCCGACACCAGTACCACACAAGAGGATGAACATAGCCTCATCGAAGGACTTAGGGTCATCTACGGGTAAGTAGCTGCAGTTATACATACAGGTGTTGTCACGAGTAGCAGCTGGACCTGCGGTCATCATGGCTCGCATAGAGGGCATAACCTCTAGGTTGAGAATAGAAAACATTAAGTCATCTTTAGTGTTCTCGTCAATCTTACGCCCTACTACATTGTTAATGTAGCGATCTACTGTTTCGCCCCAAGACTCTCTTCGTCCTTCATCATCAAGCCATCGTGCATACCGTGAGGTATGAATAAAAGCTTGGTAGTCTGTTGGTAGGTAGTTATTCATCTATTATCTCCGCTTCCCTTTAGTACACCACGTTGCTCTCTGTCATCTAACTTTGCCATGTTCATCTCCATAACTTTACGTAGGTTACCCCCGAAGATGTTTGCCAAAGCTACCGTGTAGAACAACACATCACCTAACTCTTTCAGTATATCTTCATCCTTGAATCTATTCTTATCACGAAAGAGCTTCTTTACTTTCTCAGATACCTCACCCGCTTCACCAGAGAGTCCAAGAGTATTTTCTATTAGACGATCACGTCCCTTAGTTAATATCTTGTCCTCTACAAACTGGCTATAGAAACGGACAGGATCTTCGTTGTAGTCTGGACTATTCTGAAACATATCAAAGTAGCCAAACGCCTCTAGATCACTGCGATTGATCATCCTTATCACCTTCCAATGACTGTTTCAATTCATTTGTTTTCATCTGTTGAATAGCATTTACACATTGGATCATATGATTCAAAAGATTTGCAGAATTAGACCCAAGATTCAAGATGTTTAGAATCTCTTTCTGCTCATCATTCATGTCATCAATTTCATATTCTTTATCGTCTAGAGTTAGTTTAGTCATACTTGTTTACCTCACATTGG